CACCTTGCTCCTGGTGTCCAAAATTATGGTCGAACTGAATTTTCATATAATTATGTATGTACTTTTAAACTTAAGGAAAAATAATGGCAGACTTGTATACAATTTGGGCAAACAAAGAAGGCGATATCTCTGATATTGAGTTTGTTAACGGAATGAAGAGCTTTCTACAGCACCTTGTCGATGAAGACAAAATGATATCATTTAGAATAACAAGATGTAAGATGGGTTTTAGATCTGTAGCGGACATGCCCGAGTGGTTCATAATTATGGAATTTAAAGATATGGTACAAATCGATGAGGCATTCCGTCGTGTTGCTCCATTAGAAGGAGAACTCGAAGACAAACATCGCAGTTTTAATCAGTTTGTTGCAGGAGATATTCAACATGCACTTTGGAGAGACTATCCTGATACCTTTTGAGAACTTCTTAGCGAAGTTCTATGTCTTTCGCTAAAGCTCAGACATGATTGTTTTTCTTACGCATTATCCAGATTATGTGGTCACAATTCACCGTATGCACGGTGAACTGACTCTTTTCACATTATCCGAGTGACAGCAGTCATTTATTATAAAGAGATTGTATTTACATACACAGAGGCGGTTGACCGGTACCCCTTACTCTAGCTTCACATATCAACGGAACCCTAGTAACCCCATAATAAATCGAAGTCCTATAAGCTGGGGTTGTATCTTTTTCACATCGCCCCGACCATTTTTTGCCTTAAGTTAGCATTATCCTTGCACACGCAAGCCATTCCGGACCGGGTATTCCACCGTTCCTCCTTGCGAGTCGAGCTACCTCGACCAAACAGAGTGTGTTGTTGCCTATCTAGGTTGTTACAGTTAGTTGGTGAAAGTTTGGTTCTAGCAATTGATTTAGTTGTTTTGTATTTGTAAATTTTTCTAGTTGCCACGTTTTTAAGTTTAGATTATGTTTGTAAAGTAATTCGTGTTGAATCGTTGCCTCTTGGACTATGTCTAAGTTAAACTTGTCTAGATTTAATTCATAGCCTTTAATGATATAATTAATAATTTTATCAAAATATGTTACAAATAACATATTCTGTTGGTGTATTTTTTTCCACTGTTGGTAAACTTTTTTCCACTGGGTGTATCTATCACTATTAATTTCTATATCTAAATAATTAAAAATATAACTTATGTGGTCTTCTGAGTTGTAAAATTCTGCAATGTCCAACACATAGTGATTGTTGGAGCAATCAAAACAATCTTCAATGAATGATTTTGAATACGGGTCAAAATTTAACGCTATAAATTCTCGTTGGTCCCATATGTTAGTAAGGCCGTTGCCTTGAAATTGTTGATAAGACTTTAAAAAAAACTTAGTAACAAATGATTTATAGGCGCTGGCCTTACTAACAGAGAATTCATAGCGTTGAATATACCTGCAATGATATAACGGATATTTTTTACCAGTTACTAACAGTAGTTTATCAGCCTGGCTAGATAAAAAATTAACCCCGGTAATGGTATCAGTCTGTTCATTAAAGTTGTGCAAATAAATGATCGAGTTATCTGACACTGTTTTTAATTGATCATGCATTTGATATAACTTTTGCAAACCTCGATCAACTCCTCTATTGGGGTTATTGGGTATAAAATTATGAGAATTTAAACCAGTCAACGGGTTATCAGTTAACCTAACTTCTTTACCGCTTTCTACTAAAAAATAGTTAACATCACCTCGTAGATAATGGATACTCCAAGTAAGGAATGTTCCGCCAATGCCAGGATCTGTTAAAATACCAATCAATTACTATGTTACCTTGTTTTTTATGTGACTACCATGTATGCGGCAAACTATTTGCCCGTTATAGTAGTCGTCTGACTCTAATACTTTATGATTAAATTGTTCTCTAGCTTCTATGTAACTGCAAGTTGCCTTTGATGTGCAATAAAATAATATTTCTCTTGTGAAGTTGTCTGCGCCTAGCTCTGCAATGTCTTTGTTGAGTTGATCGTTGCTGCCATAGTATAGTTGCCAGTCTGAGTCTATTTTGCTTCTGATTTTCTTACGCTTTTTGTTGCCGTTCTTTAATTTTACTACTTTATACGTTGTTTTACTAAATTTTGCTAATTTTTTACCAATATATTTCCTGCCAGACAGTTTATTTGTAATGAGATAAACGAATCCAACGCAGTCTTCGGGCAGTGTTTCAATTTGTGTGTTTTCATACAGCCATACCATGGACTAGTAGTTATCATAAATTTTCTATTCAATGTAATTTTTTAAAGAACTTATCAAAAAATCGCCAAATTTTAAATGACTCATAATTCCAGGATGCAGATTATCGTTACCAATGTCTATAAAAAACCCTTGATTGAATCCGCGGTCTAAATTTAACCAAACACAGTTGGTTGTTCCTTGGGTTTTTTGATAATCAAGATGTATGCGGTCATATAATTCAAAAAACTCTTGATCATCTCTAGTAGTACTGTTTAATAATTCTTGTGTGTATGCGGTTGTGTCAGATGGTAATCGATTATTTTTAAAAACCCAATTAAAATAATTGTAATCCCACGGTAATATATTATTAATAAAAAATACCTTTACACCTAATTTTTGACTTAACTGATTAATTATTGTGGTATAATTTAAAACTTTAATAATCTCAGCATGGTCGTGGTGTAATGCTAGAAATTTATTTTTCAAATTGGTTAAATATTCTTTACTGTACACTATGCCAGGATTTATATTTACGTCGGTTAGCTGACTAATAGCAGCCCAATACTGGTCTACATTGTGTGTTTCAACGCCCAATGAAAATCTATATCTTAACAACGAAGTCCAAGCTACAAACAAATACTGGCAGTTATAATTGGTCAAAGCTGATATTGAATTTGTAAAAATTTCAATGTTGCTAGATCCTCCTACACTTAAATTTAATAATTTTGTTTTACCCAATGAGTTGGATGAATTATATAATCTGTTAACCCATAAATTTTTATCATCGCAAGTATCTGGCAGTCCTATACCATTGGTAAAGGAGCACCCTGTAAATATAGAACACGACTGATTCATACTAGATCAACATCCGTGTTATAGCTAGTAAAGCCACCTTCTTTAACAACCTTAAGAATGTTCTCTACACGCCCAGATAATTCGTCTTTGTGAGATACAAGCCAAATGGATTTGTGTCTTTCTCTTGCCATGTGTTTTAAGAGTGCCAAGGCGTTTTCTGTGCCTTGTACGTCAAGCCCATTATCTAATAATTCGTCAATAAAGAGAATATTAATCGGTTGATACAACGACTCAAATACATCCCTAAATGCCCAACTCATACTTAATACAAGTCTAGTAGATTCTCCTCGGCTCAAATTTCCAAAATCCAGCTCACGCCCTAGTTCTTCAATGCTAACAGTTAAGTCATTTTGGAATACTACTGTGTGCGGCAAGCCCACACGATCTAAGTAGTGTGTTAAGCGAGCGTTGAGGTAGCTAAGATTTTGCTCAATAATCTTTTTACGGATAAACGAGTCTTTGCTTGTGAGTAGTTTGAGTAAGAAGTCTTGATGTTCTTGTAAGCGAGTGAGTTCATTAAGTGTGTCATAGGTAATCTCCTTTAATGCCTGTTGTTGCATTTCTTCAATCTGTTCGCTGTACGGATCAGTTTCTGCTTGTTTAGAAATAATTTGCTGTTCTAAATTAGTCAATGTAGCCTGATGTTGAATAGCGTCAGACTCTTTATCATAAAACATTTTAGGTGGCTTACCTAACGTGCCCAAGGCTGTGTGGGTAATCTCCAATTCTGATAAGAGATTGCTATAAGTTGCGCCGCCCTCTCTAGCCGAGACCAAATCAGCCTGCTTCGCTTCCATAACCTGTTGGTGCTTACTGTCGTGGAAGGCCTGCCCGCACGTATGGCATTCATGGTTCTCGAGCGTTTCAATTTCTTTTGATAGTTTGGTTGCCAGCTTTTCCTCCCTGCTGATGTCCAGTTTGACTCGTGAGATCTGACTCGATAGTTCGTTGATATCCTTGCGCTTTTGATCCCATGCCTTGTGATCTTTATGCGCTTGGATCTCCGTTTCAATCTGTATATTCTGTAACGCCGCAAGGGCTTTCTCAAGTTCTTTGATATCTTCGCCATGTTTGGTTGTCCACAATGTTTGTCTGCGTTTTAAACTTTCTACTTGTTCTTCTATACGTTTGTTGGCTTCTTGTTCAGCACGGATACGAAATTCTTCTTGCTGTATCGCGTCTTTGGTTTCTTTATTAAGTTCTTTGATGCGGTCAGCACGTTCACTTAACTGTGTAATACCTAATAACTGTTCAATAATTGTGCGCTGGTCGTTAGCTTTAAGACTTAAGAATGGTTCTGTATAAGTGTTAAGAGCAAGAATATGCTTAAACATATCGTGGCTAAGGCCTAACATCTGTTCTATAGCATCTTGTGTTTCTCTCGAATCGCCTTGAGCATTATCTGTGGCTGTTTGTTCTTCGTCATTAACAAAGAATCTAAGTAAGTTAGGTTTACGTCCACGCTCAATTTTAAAATTCTTGCCACCAACACTAAAATCAAGACTAATTAACATATTCTTGCCATTGGTCTTGTTTACCAGATTATCTTTACGGATGTTACTTAATGCTGTACCATACAGGGCATAGCTTAACGCATTGATAATTGTAGTTTTACCTGTACCATTGCGACTTCCGTCGCCCCCAAGGTCTAAGTTTTCGCCTAAGACCAATGTAAGGTCATTACGATCAAAATCAATCGCTTGTGTGCTGTTGCCAACACTCATAAAGTTTTTTACGGTTAGATTTTTTATATGGATCATATTAAATGATTAACCATTTTTTGAATCTGTTCGGTGCAAGTAAACCAATGTTTGTAATCATATACAGGTATTATAACATTAAACTTGCACTCAATACAATGGTTAATGTAGCCTTGTTCGTGTAAATCGGTAATATGCGAAATGTCTGTGTTTTGAGATTTTTCTAAACTATTTCTGATCGTTTCCCATTCATAATATATTTTAAAATATGGTTGATTGACTTGTTTCCATTGATGACAACAATCTATAAACTTTTCTTTATTAATAACTTGCCCCCCGATAGACTTTATTAACTCACTAATACAACTAACTGGATTAGTAATTAGATATTCTAAACTTAAATTTATAATGTTGGGGTCATTGACCTCATCCCATTTAAATGGCCATTGATGATACATCAAAGTAAAATTTTCTCTTTTAGCATAATCCTCCTCAAAATCTTTCCAGTGGGTTAAAACTTGCATTTTATTTTCATCTACTAGATTTGAATTTTTGGCTTTGACTATGCAAGTTTGGTAGATGATTGGTCTGACAGACGAATCAATTACCGTCCTGATTATTCTAGCGTTTAAAAAAGTTTTTTTTATTTTTTCATACGAATCATTGTTGATTCCGTTGTCACATAATACCAATGTTAACTTATCAGGATCTAAAATTGAAATAGGATAATTAGCAGGGTCACGAAAGTACACGTCGGTATATTTTTTAGTAGAATGACTATTACCGGTTGGCCCAAATTTAAATTGTGTATTATCAACTTTAACAGTGTTATTAGAAAACTCGGTGAGTACATAAAATAAAAAATAACCAAACCCACCAGCTGGGTAACTAATTAACATTAAATTGCTATTTTTAAAAGATGGCGTCATAGTATGTGGCTTAAATAGGTAACATGAATATATTAATACTCACTCCGGATCGAGTTGGATCTACATTATTACAACGGTTGATTACAATTGCTATGTCGGCTCATGATTATGGAAAACCAGTTATTAATTTGCACGAACTTACAAACGGATTGGAATCCTATTATAGCACAGTATTTAATCAACAAGTCCTTGGTAAGCCAGATAATCGCCCCTGGGGATATTACCAAACTTTAGATGAAATTATATCGTTACTAGATTCAGCTGATCATTATAAAACAAGTCGACTAGCTAAATATCATTTAACAAATCGAAAGGACGATAAAAAGGATTGTTTTTCTTTTTATCAATACCTAAATGAAAATTTTTATATTATTAGTTGTAGACGAAATCAATTGTTTGAACATGCACTTAGTTGGATGATTCATGCTGAATCAAAAACATTGAATGTTTACAGTCATAAAGAAAAAATATCTAAATTTTCAAAAATTTACGAAAATAAAATTTATGTTGAGCCGTTGAATTTAGAAAAATACTTAGACCAATACAAAGAGTATTTACAATGGGTCGACGACCATTTTTATGTTAATCGATATTTTACTTACGATAAAGACCTTTTTAATATTGAAAATTTTATAAATGAGTTACCAATTTTTCCAGAATCAAATAGAGGGTGGAAAGATACCTATGGAATTAGTTGGAACGACTGGAATAAATGCCATTATCTATTAAGTGATTTAACCGGTTTTTCAACTCAACTTGCCTTGGAAAATTCTATAAATCCTAAACTGCTACCGTATGAACTTCCATCTTCGGCAGCAATTGTAACTAAAAATAATTATTCTGTAACACAACTAAATCAACAAAATCAACAGTTTGTAAACGAGCACATGACTAAGT